CAATGAGCCGCTCATCCCGAAGCCGACCTACACCGACGCGACGATCAACTTCTTAGACTATTGGTCGCAAGTCGGCGGCTGGGAAGACGGCTACGCGCTCAAGCAATTCCTGATTACCGTCGTCACGCCGTCGCTGTTAGAGCCGATTGCCGGGCATTGGTCATTCGCGCTCAGCACACTGCCGCCGGTGTACATCACCGGCTCGCTGCACGACGTGTACCGCGGCGCGGCAGACTTGTTGGAGCGCCAAGCCGCCATGTGGGTGCTGCGCTATGACATGACCGTTGACGGGCAGTCGCTGCACCGTTCACAGGCGGCGCTCATGCTCACCAAACTGGCGGCCACGTACCGCACGAAACAGCGCCCGCAGTCGATCACGGCATTTCGCTCTGACACGCGCACGCAATCGTCGCTGGCGGGCATCGGACTTGGGCCGACGCAACTCGATTATATGGGTTCTGGAAACAAGGGAGGAAGCTAAATGGAAGGACTTATTGAGGGTCAGATCGTCCATTACGTGCTGCCTGACGGCGCAAGCAAAGGCGAGCATCGCCCGGCAGTGATTGTCAAGGTATGGGACGCTCACCGGGCGCAAGGGACGGTCAACATGCTGGTGTTTACCGATTGCCTGAACGATGTGAGTCCGAGCGATCCCCAGACCGCTTCCTACGGCAGCGGCGTCGTGTGGGCAACCTCGATTCGCTATTCCGAAGACAAAGAACCGCGTACCTGGCATTGGATCGAGAAAGCGTGAGGTGACACATGGCCTGTTCAACACACAAGGGCAGCAGCGTCAAGGCGGCACACAAAGGCACGCGCGCCAAGAGCAGCGGCTCGGCCAAAACCGCGCACAAAGGCACGGCGGCGGCGCACAAGGGCAGCACGCACAAGGTCGCCAAGAAGTGCTAGGAGGATAATCGTATGCAGTGTCCGCATTGCAGAAAAGAGATCGGGACAACCGACGCGCCGCTGATCATTCAGGCAAATGTAAACGCGGCGAATGGGCCCGCGCTTCCAGGGTACGCTGTACCTGACGTGACTTGTGCAGGTACGCTCTATGCCTCACAGGTCGCATTGCCCTTTCTGAATAACGGCTGCGCTGGCAACGCTCCATCATTGACTTACATTCAGGTGTGACGCATGGCAATCTCAGCATCGGAACTCGCAAGCATACAGGCCGATTTGCAAGCGCAAGTCTGCGATAAGACGTGCATCATTCAGCGCGAGACAAGCAGCACGCCTGACGGCATCGGCAGCAGCGCGCCGACGTTCACGACGGTGGCAACGACGGTGGCGGGCGTGACCTTGCCGACGGCTAACGACTTGCAAAATTTCGCCTATGAGATTGGCGACAAGGCCACGTTCAAGGTGCATGTCCCGTATGGCACGAACGTCAAGGCGCTTGATCACCTGCTCATCGAAGCGCAGACGCTGGAGGTGCATATCTTGCTTGACCCGCATAGCGTGCCGGGGCTTTTACCGTTGTTAGTCGTGGAGATCAAATAATGCCGATCATCAACCGCTTTCCGCAGATTGCCGCCAACTTGCGCCCGGTGGTGAGTCAGTTGGTGCGCAAGGCCGCATTTGACATTGCCGCCAATGCAGCATCAGGCGCGGCAGTGGATACTGGCTTTATGAAAAATAGCATCTACGTCGTCACGTCGGGCGACAGCACGTATGGCGGCGGCGGCACACCGCCAGGCGACTCGTTTCTCTTGCCAGAAGTGGCCGCGCCGTCCGATGATCTGTCGGCTATCGTGGCCTGCGGGGCGAATTATTCGGTGTATATCGAGATGGGGACGCGCTTCATGGCCGCGCAGCCGTTCTTCTTCCCGGCGGTTGACCAGGGCGCGGCAGCCTTTGCGAGCGTGGCGTCGGCGTTTGAGTCGCTGCTGGGGGCCGTATGAGCGCGAGTGAGGCTGTGCTGGGCTTGCAATTCCTGTTCGGCATTCTCTCAGCAGACAGCACGCTGGCCGGGTACGCGCCGGGCGGCGGCTTCCGCTCGCTTGCCCCTGACGGCACGGCCACACCGTTCTGGGTCGTCAGTTTGCAATCGGCGGGCAAGGACAGCATGACACAGCAGGCCGTGCGCTTGCTCGCTAACCCGCTGTTCCTGATCAAGGTGTCAGGCCCGGCGTCACAGATGCAAGCCATTGCCAACGCGGCGGCACAAATCGATGTGCTGTTAGGCGGCGGGCAGGGCTTGCGCAACCGATCCGTGACCGGCGGCTGGATCGCGGCCTGCTACCGCGAAAGCGTGCATTTGCAGGACGAGGGCCCGATCAATGGCGTGGTGTGGTCGAATCTCGGCGGGTTGTACCGGATGGAGATCGAGCAAAGTTCGTAATCCGATAGTCTATTCCTTCATGTCGTGAGACAGCATAGGAGAAACGAATGTTATGGATAACGCGCTGTCCAGCCTTTATGAAAAGGTCGGACGCCGTTCGCAACTCGTATCAGCAGCGTGCAGTTCAGGCCACGCTCTTTACAGAACGCCTTGACACCATGAACGGTGTACTCAACACCGTTCGGATCAGTCACGATCAGCGTTCGCATTTGAAACGCATGGGCAAGCCGGTTTTGCGCGCAATATTCGGGATCGTGTTTTCTACCACGATTCGTGTTTGGCTTGCCGCGTTTGGCTATACTGATATGCTCGCAATTCTCCTGAGAATATTTCACACCGAGCGACGATCCGGCAATGGGATCAAGGTTAAACCCGCGTTCGCCAAACGGTTTGAGGGCGTCAAGGTAGTGCTGCTCGCGGGCAGTCAACAGGTCGGGGATCATCACCAACTCAAGGATATCGAAGACAAAGGACTCATATCCATACTTCTTCCAGGCCGCTTGCAACTTGGGGTTATGATGCTCGCCGCGCTGAAGACTTCCAAAGTGGGTTTTTCGCCGTTGACGCAAGTTGACGGCGCTACCGATATAGCATTTGCCGGTAATCGTACAGGTGATGCGATAAATGCCGGGAACGTTCGGGAAGTTCTCATGGTACAATGGGGTCATAGCTTTTCGTCTCCTAACAAGGCGCTGAGCTTAGGCATAGATCGTGCTATCAACACGGTTTATGCCGCTTCAATGTTCCCCCATTCTACCACATCACGCCGCTTCCTGTCTACCTTTATGAACTTTTCACCGTATGATTGTCTTTTATCCTTCATGCCGGGAGGCAGCAAAGGAGTATCAAATGATCGTCTCTAACCTTCATGTCGGGAGACAGTATAGGGGGGATGAAGCATGAGCTGGACACCAGAAGTCAGCGCGATCAACCAACGGGTACAAGTTGGCGCGGAAAGTACCAGCGCGCTCGGCACGGCGGTCGCCTGTGGCAAGTACCTGGAGTGTTTTGATTTTACCTTTGGCATCAGTCCCGATGTCGTCTTTTACACCGCGACGGGGCATAAATACGCCACGGCGCAGGAAGAGAATATGGAATGGGTCGATGGCAGCGCATCCGGCTGGCTCGACTACAACGGCCTCATTTACATCTTCGGCGGCGCGATGGGCGCGACCACACCGGTTGTGCACGGCAGCAGCGCCGTCGCCAAAGACTGGGTCTTCACACCGCCGATCACCGGCTCCATCGTGCCGCAGACGCTCTCGTTTCAGCAGGGCGACGCGATCCGGGCGCGCGAGTTCGCCTATGGCCTCTTCACCGAGGTTGGCTACAAAATCACGCGCAAAGAGACGACGCTCACCGCCAAACTGATCGGGCAGCCACTGACCGACGATATCGTACTCACCTCCAATCCAACCACAATTGCCGTTGCGCCGATATCCGGCAAGCAGGTCAGCGTCTTTCTTGACACCACGCAGGCCGGGCTTGGCACGACGCAACTCTTGCGCGCCCTGGCCGTTGACTGGGCCTTCAATTCCATTTACGGCCAATTGTGGGTACTGAACCGCTCGACGGTGGGCTTCACGGCGCACGTCGATAGCAAGCCGACCTGCACCGTCAAGATTTTGGAAGAAGCCAACGCGGAGGGCATGGCGTTCCTCTCGTACCTGCAAAGCGGCGTGACCTACTACCTGCGCGTGCAAGCGCAAGGCGCGTGCATCGACAACCTCACGAGCGTCTCGCTGGGTAGCCCGTCAGGCGGCACATTCACGCTCACGTATGGCGGGCAGACCACCGCCACGATTGCTTACAACGCCGCGGCATCCGCCGTCGAGTCCGCACTGGCCTTGCTCAGCAGCATCCCATCCGGCGATGTCACCGTGACCGGCTCAGCAGGCGGGCCGTATGCGATTGAACTGACGGGCGCGCTGCTCAACGCGCAAAGCGGCGGCGTGCTGTCCGCGATTACCGGATCAGGCACGGGCCTCACCGGCGGCACATTTGCCGTGACGGGCGAGCAGTCCTATCTCGCCATGACGCACGATATGGCGATCAAAGTCGGCAAGCCGAGCAATTTTGAGGACTCGGACGGCGTGTATGCGATTGAGTGGGAATGCACCGTCGTCGAGGATTCGACCTGGGGTCACGCGCAAATCCTGACGCTCACCAACCTGCTCTCCAGCTTATAAGGAGCCTGTATGCCAATTACCTTAGCCAAAATCACCAGCAACACCGCCGAGATCAGCATGATGGTCGGCGAGGATACGGTCAACGTCACGTACTATCCAGGTCGCGTGACGGAGAAAACCATCGCGCAATTGCAGGGCTATGCCGATGTCAACCCCGATCACTTTGCCGAAACCGTGCATGAGGTCAACGTGCTGATGGCAAGCCTCATCAAGAGTTGGGATGTGTACGAGGATGAGGCGCAAACCGTGATGTTTCCGCTTGATCCGGAGCGCTTGGCGGAGCTGCCGTTCATGTTCCGCACCAAAGTGGTGGTGGCGATCATGCAGGATATCCGCCCGGAAGCGGACGCGCCGCAGATGTAGAGCGCAAGAATCTGCGGCGGTATCTGGTCTTTAGCGCGCGCGGCGTCGAGTCGGACAATGTGACGTGTCCCGACTATTATCCGCTGTTCGTGGCGGCAGACCGCTGCCATTGCAAGCCGTGGGAACTGCTCGACGTGCCGCTGTTCTGGCGCGAAAAGGCGCTCATCGTGCAGTCTGCCGAGAATGAGGCGCGCGAGCAAATCGACGCGCATAAGTAGGGAACATGGTCGCACTCACGTCAGCACAATCGAATAAGGCGGTGCGCGCATGGCGGTAATTGCCGCGCAATTGGAAGCCGTCGTCAGCGCAACGGGCGTGACCACGACGCAAGCGCAACTGGAGGAAATGGGCGCGGCTGCGGATGGCGCGGGCGTCGCACTTGATTCGATCAGCGGCGCGGCATCGGGCGCGGGCGCGGGCCTGGACACGGCAGGAACGGGCGCGGCGGGCGCGGGTACAGGCTTCGATACGCTCGCGGGATCGGCGGATGCTGCCGCCACGGCACTGTCCGGGGTCGATGGCGCGCTCAGCACGACGGCGGGCGCGGCAGATACGGCGGCGGCGGGCGCGACGGACGCAGGCGGCGGACTCGATGTGCTGGCGGGTAGCGCGGATGTGGCGGCGGCCAGCGTGACTGGCGTTGATACGGCGCTCGGCGGCGCGGATGTGGCGATGGCGACCAGCGCGGCCTCGGCGGATGCGACCGCGACGCAATTCTCCGTGCTTGGCACGATGAGCGATAGCACGGCGTCGAGTATGAAGTCGTTTATCGGCGGCATTCCGCTATTGGCTGCCGCCGCCGTGGTCGCGGTGGGCGCGCTCTCCGTCAAGATGGCCGGTGACTTTCAAGAGAGCATGACGCAGCTCGTGACCGGCGCGGGCGAGAGCAAATCGAACCTGGACATGGTGAGCCAGGGCGTGCTGAATATGGCCGTGACCACTGGCACATCGACCAAAGACCTGTCAGACGGCCTCTATATGATCGAGAGTGCGGGGCAGCACGGGGCGCAAGGACTGGAAACCCTCAAAATCGCGGCAGAGGCGGCTAAGGTGGGAAATGCTTCTTTAGCCGATGTGGCAAACGGCGTGACGACCGCCATGACCGATTATGCGGGCGAAAATCTCACTGCCGCGCAGGCCGCCAACACGCTGATTGCGACGGTGGCGAGCGGCAAAACGCACATGCAGGACTTGTCACAGGCGCTCAGCACAATCCTTCCGGTTGCTAGTTCGGTGGGCGTGTCGTTCAACAACGTGATGGCGGCGATGGCAACCATGACCGGCGAGGGTGTGCCAGCCGCCGATGCGGCGACGTACTTGCGCCAGACCTTGATGAGCCTGGAAAATCCCTCAACCAAAGGCGCGGCGGCACTCAAATCTATCGGCCTGACATCTGGACAGGTCGCATCGGAAATGAAAAAGTCGCTGCCTGACGCACTGAAGATGATTACCGAACATTTGGCAAAGAAATTTCCCGTCGGGTCACAAAAGTATATCGCGGCGCTCTCGGCTATCTCCGGCGGCACGAAACAGATGCAAGGCATGTTGGATCTCACCGGCAAGCACCTCAGCACCTTCGACAAGAACGTGAAAACGATTGCGGCCAGCGTCAAGCATGGCGGCAAGAGTGTCACCGGCTGGTCGGAAACACAAAAAGATTTCAATTTCCAGATGGCGCAGGCGGGCGAAATCCTCCAAACCGGCATGATCCGCGCTGGCACGGCGTTGATGCCGATTGTGAGCAAGCTAGTCAGCGGCTTCGTGTCCTTTGTCGGTACGATGAGCCGATTCGTCGGGTGGCTCAGCAAAGGCTCGGCGGGCGCAACCATCGTGAAGGGCGTGCTGGCGGGCCTGGCTTTGGGTGTGCTGGCGTTCGTGGCGACGGCAATCCCGCCGCTGCTGGTGGCATTCGGCGCGTGGGCCGTGGCGGCAGGATCGGCGGCGCTCATGACGATCATTGCTGCCGCGCCGTTTATCGCGGTGGGTCTGGCAATCGGTATCCTGGTGGCGGGCATCGTGCTGGCGATTCAGCATTGGGGAGCCATCGTCAAGTTTTTCGAGGGCTTGTGGAAGACCGTGTGGGGCGCGGTCTCGTCATTCTTCAAGACGATCTGGAATGACATCAAATCGTTCTTTACGGGCATCTGGAACGGCATCGTGGCGTTCTTTACGGGCGCGGTCAAGGCCGTCGTCAATTTCGTAAAAAGCCACTGGCAATTGCTGGTGGCGATTATCGGCGGGCCAATTGTGGCGATTGTGCTGCTGATCATCACGCACTGGAATCAGATCAAGGCGTTTTTTATCACGATCTGGAATGACATCAAGCGACTGTTTATGGTGGCGCTCAATTTCCTGATCGCGCAAGTCACGACGTTTGTGAGCGATTTCGTGCGCGGCTTCACACGCCTGTGGGATCGCGCCAAAGGCATTGCCACCTCGCTGTGGGCGGACGTGGTCGGCGTCTTTAACGCGGCAATCGGGCGCGTGAAAACGTCGATCACGAATATTTGGAACGGCATCGTGTCGATTGTGACGACGTGGCCTGCGAAGGCGCTCCAATGGGGCAAAGACCTGATTCAGAATCTGATCAACGGCATCACCGGCATGGTCGGCGGCATAAAAAATGCGGTGGGATCAATTGCCAAGTCGATTGCGGGCTTCCTGCATTTCAGCAAGCCAGATGTCGGCCCCTTGCGCGATGTGGATAAGTGGATGCCTGATATGGGGGATAAACTGGCGAAGTCGCTCACGGCGCAGATACCGAAATTGTCGGCGGCAGTGAACCTGCTGGTGAAGCCGGTGTCCAGCACACTGTCCGGCATTGGCGGCGCACTGCCACGGATGCCGTCAGGCGCGGCCATGCTCCCCAGCAGCACGCCTGCACAGGCCGATCCGTATGCCGGTCGCCCGATCATCCTGCAAATCGACAGCACACAATTCGCGCGCGTGGTGATGCCCTTGATTGCGCAGCAACTTCGCTATCGTGTCGGCGTGGGAGGGCGGTAACTATGACCGTCGCTCTCACAGCCTATGGCACAAGCATCGCCTCGACGACCTTGCCGACGGCGGGAACGCTGGCAACGACGACGTGGCGCGGCGCGGACGGTGGCATCGACACGAAAATCAGCAATGCGCTGGGCTATGGCGAACTGACGGCGCTGGGAACGAACACGGTGTGGGCTGCGGCAGCCGGGCCGATTGGCAGTATCGCGCCATCGGGCCTCGGCTGGCTGCTCGATAGCGCGCTCTTGTTTGGGCAGACGATTGAGAACGGGCTGTGGACGCCGAGCGTGACCTTGCGCGTGACGCTGGGGACGATCACGGCGGATATGTACTTTCGTTCGTGGATATACGACACCTCCACAGGCGTGTATACACCGATTGGCACGCTGCTCTTAGCCGGGCAAACCATTAGCTCGAAGACGACGTACACCTGGGCCGCGCTGGGTCTGTCCGCCGCGTCATTCAGTTTCACGCAATATTTGTATCTCGATTGCATCCTCAACGTGCTGGGCAATTCTAATAGTTCGGGCAGTAGCGCGCAATTCGCGGTGCATCTGTCCTCGGTGGCAGGCGCGGGCGTGGCGGGCGATACGGCGGTCAGCACGCCGGGATTCGCGCCAACCTCGCTCATGTACGGCGTGACGACGCTGGAGAAGTACGTCAGCAGCACGACGGCGGCGGAACTGGCGGCGCTGGGGCCGGTCACGGTGCGCCTGCAATGCCACAATAAGGATCACGATAAGACGCAAGTGGTGAATACCACCAGCGTGACGGCGATCACGGCAGGCGTCAACACGGTCACGCCCGCATCAATGGTCAACATCACCACCTCGCAGTTGCTGTTCATTGCCGATCCGGCGGGAACCTCGGAATTTGTGACGCCGTCAGGGGTGACTGGCACGTCGTTTACGGCGACGTTTGCCAATGCGCATAGCGCGAGCGCGTATACGATCACCGGCGAAACCTTTGACTGGACACCGATGGATACGGCGGTCGATCTGTTTGTGGCGCTTAAATGTCGCATCGTGCTGACGATAGAAGGTTTTGCGAACTGGTGGCTTGATCCGACATGTTCATTGCCGATGTGGCAGGGGATGCAAATGTGGGGGTATCAGATCATTCAACGCTACGGGTCGGTGATTTGCGGCGTCGAGCAGGGCAATGAAGAATTTGCCTACGTCAGCGGCGCGTGTCGCGATGCGAGCGTGTATTACGGCGTGATTAGCCAGTCCTATCCGTTCTTGAAACCGCTCAATCCATCGCTCACGGTGGGGTGCTTTGGCTACACGTCCTACAGCGGCAACATCGGCAATAATGGCGATCCAGGCTACTGGTTCAACGCGCTCTATGCGCTCGGCGGCGGCCTGTACATGGATTATGCCAACTTCCACTACTATAATGCCGGCCATGATCCGCTGGACGCCAACCCCGGCGGCGCGCCCGCACTGCTGACGATTGTGGCGGCCATCAATAGCGCGATGGTGAGTAACGGCGTGAATTTGCCTATTCGCGTGACCGAGTTCGGCTGGGAGGGCAAAGGCAGCAAGGGCAGCACAACCTGCCCGCACGATGTTGGCCCAGCGGTGCAAGGCGCATACCTGGTGGAGGCGTACACGCTGCTCAAAACCGTGTCCAATGTGGAGGCGGGCTACCTGTATACCTGCGGCGGCGGCACGTTCTACGACTGCCACGACATCTACGGGCTGGCAAGCTATGCCACGGTGCAAACGTACTTTGCGATTGTGCCGACGCCGCCAGCACCGCCGGGGCCGCCAGTGGTCGGCACCGGGACGTATAGCGTGCAAACGGGCGGCGTGACGCTGTTCGTATTGGCCGGGACGCTCAGCATCGATAACACCATCGGCAAACGCTCGCAGGCGTCGTTCACGGCGTACACGAATCCGCCGCTGCACTTTGTGCAATATCAGCAGGTACAAATCTACGACGCGAGCGGTACGCTGGTGTTTAGCGGCTACATCACGACGCCGCAAGAGCAGAAGCCGGGCTTCCAGAATAGCCTCGTACACACGATTACCTGCTGCGATCAGCACTGGCTGGCGGATAAGCGCGTCATGGCGGCGGCATTTACGAACAAGACGTGCGGCGAGATGGTGCAGTGGATTGTCACGAACATTCTCGCGCAAGAGGGCGTGACGATTGGGCAGATTTACGACGGCATTCCGCCCGCAACGACGCTCTATCCGCAGACGACGCTCTACCCTGGCGGTAACGTCGGGCTTGTGCCGCAAGCCAATTTCGTGTACTGCTCAGTCTCGCAAGCACTGGACGCGCTGGTAAGCCAGGCGAGCGCGGCGGGCATCCCCTACTACTGGCAAATCGACGAAAACAAGGCGCTGTGGTTTGTGCCGTATACGGCTATCGTCAATACGGCAGTCGTCGATGGGACGCAAATCGAACTGGTGCAGAACCCGCCAACGCTGACCCGCGCCAATCCGACGTACAGGAACACGCAGTACATCGGCGGCGGCGTGCAGCAAACGGCGACGCAAACGGAAGTTCGCACGGGCGACGGCACGACGCAAAGTTGGGCGATGGGCTATGAGATGAGCGCCGATCCGACGGCAAGCCCGCCGGTGATTAGCATCGATCTCGGCAATGGCAGTGGCGGCTATCTGGGCTACACGGTGCAGTCGGTCGGTCTCAAGGGCGTGTCGGGGCAGCAATTTTATTGGGCGGCAGGCGACGCGATTATCGCGCAGGACAGCAGTGACACAAAGTTGCGCGGCGCGCCCTATAACGACTTGCTCAAGGTCGTGTATACGGGGCAGTACGAGACGATGATCCTGGCGCAGAACGCGGCACAAGTGGCGTACCAGGCGCAAGTGGACGGCACGTCGGGCATTGTGGAAGAGGTCGAGACAGACGCCACGATTACCAGCATCGCCAACGGCCTGTCGGAGGCGGGGCAACTGCTGACGCGCTACGGCGTGCAAGGCGCGCTCTTGCAATTCACGACACTGCAAAGCGGCTTTGCACAGGGACAACTGATTACGGTCAATTTGCCGATGTATGGCCTCTCCAACGCGCAAATGCTGATTGAGGAGGTGTCCGCGAGCGACCAGACGGATTCATTCAATATCTGGTTCACGGTCAAGGCGGTGCAGGGGCCGTATGACGTGAGTTGGATCGATTTCTTTATCAAGACGTTCGGGGCAAACGCGCCCGCCAACTCGATCAATGTGGGGCTATCCCAAAATGTGCCGTTCCTGGCCTCGTTCCCTATGGCAATCTCTGTCGCCATGAGCCTGACTGTCAACGTCTATGCTTGCCCTATCGTCAATACGACGCTGTATCCCAGCGCGACCAATTACCCTTGCTGAGGTGAATTATGACCGCCATTACGAAAACAGATGCTGGCTTAGAACTGTGGCGCGACGGCGCGGCAGGCGCGAATAACCCGATGATTACCTACGTCGCACTGGGAAACAGCACCACGCCGCCGACGGCAGGGGATACCGCACTTGGGAACGAGACATTCAGAAAAGCGGTCACGACGTATACCGACGGCAGCACCGGAGAAATTCTCGTCACGATGTACTTAGGCCCAAGCGACGATATTGGCGCCGATATCGAGGAAGTGGGCTTTGTGGGCGGCAGCACCGCCAACGCGCAACCGAATACGGGTATTCTCATCGCCCACGGCTTATGGAGTCACAATCCAAAGGCTGGGACGGAGAGCATCACTTTTACGCTTGATATGACCTTTAGTTAGTCCTTCACGCCGCGAGGCAGTTAGGAGCATGATATGGGAACGTATAGCCCGGCGTATGTCGCGCCGTACACGAACACCGGTTCACCCTGGACGAATGGCGGCGCGCCCGGTATTAGCGCGGCGTTTCTCGATGCCATCGAGGGCTGGGTGTACCAGGTCGATAACCCGCCGGATGTGGTGCTGACTGGCACGACGGCAGGCACGGCCACGCTCTATGAGACGGTGTACGCCAACCGCAAAGAGGTACTGCTGATCTTCGCGGGCTACGAGAATAGCGGCAGCACGCCGCAATCGATTGTGCTGCCGCACGCCTTCACGTTCATGGCCTGGGCGACGTCCGGCGGCTTCACCACGAGCAGCAGCAACGGCATCCAATTCTTGCTGTCAGGCACGGCGCAAAGCATCCACACCTGCGGTAGTTTGGCGGGCGGATCGTTCGCCACATCGACGACGCTGCTGCGCTATTGCCCAGGCGCGGAGGTGCTGGCCGGTTTCGACACGCTCTCGCTTGAGGGCAGTTATAGCGGCACGGCCTCCGGCATCGTGCGCATTCTCGGCAATTAAGGAGAGACATGATGCTTTTGCTGACGCTGGCGCGCGTCGCCACGGTGCTGATTTTTCTGACGACAGCCGTGGGCGGGCCGTATGCCATCCTGCTGCTGCGGCGCTTTATCGCGGCGCATACGCTGGCGCACGGCATCCTGATGGCGGAGCTTGAGGCGCTGCGGCGTCGCGTGACGCACCTCGATGAACGCGTATGACCAGTTGGGTCATGTACCTTACCATCATCAACTTGATTGTGATCATCGCGGGCGCGATAGGCGGCTATCTGGCGTACCGGGCGGCGTTTTCGCGCGCGAAGGACGAGATTACCGAGCGCGTGACGGGGCTGCTCAAAACGGAAAACGAGGTCTTACAACGCCGCGTCAAGACCGTCGAGGGCCGCTTGCGCCTGCTGATCAACTGGTTTGCCAAACAGGGCGTGGTGATTGAATTTGACGGCGAATCGCTGACGATCCGCGACACGAAAAACGGCATCACCAGCGTGCATCAGAGCGAAACGAAACCGAGAGAAAGCGAGAAAGAAGTATGACAAGCGAAATCAATGCCAATCCGAATTTTCCCAACGGCCTGTTGCCGCTCTATGACCCGACGAACGGGCAGGATGCGGTAGCATGGCAAGCGTCCTACGTTTCGACCGATTCTGCCACGAGCATCAAGTACGCGGCGGGGGGTGATGGTTGATAAAGTAACTAACGCGATCCTGGCAGGCAAAGCCTTTGTTGCGTCAACCGGCTCGCAGACCAGTTCCGGCACGTTTACCGAAGGTCTGTCCGTCTTTAATCCGACGGGTTCTGGGAAGACGCTGTACTTTTTCAGCGCGAAGGTTGGGGTGGCATCGGCGCGGATACACAGTCTGTACCTCGTGCCAACCACCGATCCGGCGTTGGGGACGGCGATCACGCCGATCAACGGACTGGCAGGCGGTAGCGCGTCGGTTGCCAGCGCATCCTACACCAATGCGGGCGCAAACATCTCGACCAGCGGCGATACGCTCATTGAAACGCTGTACACGCTGGCCGACAATACGACGGACTTTTTGGATGTCGATGAGGTCAAAGTGTGTCCGCCCGGCTATGGCATACTGATGGCCGTCTCGACGGCGACCAATGCCTGGGCGGCAACACTCAAATGGTGGGAAGCCTAGTCTTTGGCGGTCAGTGTTTCGATGACGGCAATGGCAAGCGCGAGCGCGGTCATTGAAACACTCGCAAGAGCGACGATCAATGATTTCATCAAATACCTCCTTGTTTTTGGGAAGTATACCACATGTGCGCTCGCTCGTGCGTTACATAACTAGGAGTGATGAATCGTGAGGAAATCATGCCGTATGCCGTGAGTCGCGGGCTGCGCCGCGTGGCGTTCCGCCCGTTCAACGTCAACACGAACGCGCACATGCCGACGTTTACGCACCCGTGGCGGGCTGTGACGGGCGATGAGATTGTGACCTGGAATACGGCGGCGAATTATGTGCATGAGCCGCGCTACGAACAGGCGCTCTATGAGCGCGTGTGCGATTGCGACATTGCGCCGGGGCAGACGTGTAATTGCACGCGGTGAAGAGGACTGGTATGAGGCAAGAAAAAAGCCGCTCGTTTGTAACGAGCGGCTTGGGAACTTACGGAGATCGGGGATTGAACAGGACGCGCTCTAATTCGTCACGGATAGGCATTCGCATACCCGCCTTTGCCCACTGTTTGGCGAAGAGGGTCACTTGCCTGTCCGTACCCTCTTGC